CTATGACGTTCTTGGATAGGTGTACGTTTACCTGCGCTTACGCTAGACACTTGAAATTGTGCTAAACTTGCTTTAATTTGTGAGCTACAATCAGATGGACATTCTCCGGCAATTTTTACCTTGAATTCGTATATCTGTTTGCTCTCAGTTAAGTATTCTTTGAATGATTTCATAATAGGATCCTAGTATTGTATTTATTTGTTTGCAGTTAAAGATTCCAAGTCAATATCGAACCCGTCTACCATGTTTTTTATTAAATGCGGAGGATGAGTGAAATAATATGTATATCTCTTTTTAGCTTTAATTTCTGCCAGATATTCTTGCCATGTTTTAGATTGTTGCAATCGTTCTACTGATTTTTCTTTTGCGTATTTCCAAAATTTGTTGTCAGGCGAATTTCTTCCACAATACCCTAATGCTATTAGATCTTGTATTCTTTCAATACGTGTAAGGTTCCAACGATTGATTTTGTCATTTAACCCATCTACTGGCATCCAGTTAGCATGTTTAATAAATGCTTCTGTTAACATATTATAATAATGTAAGGGGATAGCATTTTGTGGTTCAAAGAAATATAAACGGTTACCCATAGATAAAATTCTGCCATCCATTGCATCATTTTTATAAAATGGTTTCCAGCTAAAACTTCTTAAATTTGTTGCATCTATATTTTTTATTGATGAAAATTTCTTGATTGCTTCTTCTTTTGTTGTGATATTGTTATTGTACAAATACCCAAATGCTTTTCTATGCTGTAAAGGAATACCGAACATCCAACCGTCGTCGTGGTAATATGCAGAAGTGTACGGTTCATCGTAGGATGTAAAATCAGGATATAGTATAACAGAGTTTACAGAATCAAAATATGGCGAACTGTATAAGTTAGACTCTAATTCTGTAGTTGATGGCATTCCTCTGCAATCGATAATATAATCAAATGTATACGAATCTTTAGATCCCACTACTGTAGCATTGTCAGGTGTTTGTGTTATATCGTTAACTGTATCATGTATTTCGCTAAAAAAATTATATTTTTTAACTAGAGTTTTTAGCACAACATCACTAAATTTTTCACTGTTAACATGCAATGCAGGATTTCCATACCAGACATGAAAATCTTTAGCACCGGCATTAGACCAGAAATACTTAGTATAGTATCTAAATGTACCATCAAACAAATCGATGTCATCTGTGTATACTAGCCCCAGCACATCCTTAACTAAATCATATATAAATGGACTAGTTGCTTCTCCCACTTGTGCAGTAGGAATATTTGGATCGTGTATGCATGAAATTTTTAAATCTGGATTATATAATTCTTTATTAGCATTAATAAAAAAAATCATAGTCATCAAGGAAACTGCACTTGCAGTTCCGGCACCGACCACTCCAATAGATTTAATATTGTGACGACTCATTTATTCATGCTTTTTAATTTTTCTAATAAGCTATTACGATCAGTAATAATTACACCGTCGCCTTGTAAGGTCACACCTTCGTCTGCATTATTAGCATCTTGATCTAACTTTTGTTTTTTAAGCTGTAGATCGATCATTTTTAATTTTTTATCTAATTTTGCTGCCTTGGCATCGATGGCATTTTTAAGCATAGTACCAGCAACTTCAAATAATCTTGCACTATATCTCGCTTCTACATTCATGCCAAGATCCATTAGGTCGTCATAGGCATCAGTTGCTTTTTTAGCAAGCTCATCAAGTTCGTTATCGGCAATATCTCCCAGACCCTTTACTTGTGGTAGTGCGGCAGATATTTTATCAAACTCGTCCATGTTGCGAATGAAGGGTGCGGCTACTTCTGCTTTCTTAGCTCGCTTCTCTTCGTCTTTGACGATCTTTTTGCTTTCAGGTAGGTTAAGGATTTCTTCAAGTTTCTTAGTCATAATATTACTTATGCTTAGACTTGACTGAATATATCATTTTCGTTAAGAACTCGAAATCTGATTCCTTGTTGTTTGCACCAGGCCTGTGCGCTGGCCCATTTGGCTTGATTTTTGACAAACTGTGCTTGATTGTATTTGTTTTTGCCCACACGCTCTAAAATAGTCTGTGTAGCTGGTTTAATTTCAATCAACTCTGTAAGTATTTTACCAAATTTATCCTGATACTGTATAAAAAAATCTGGTACATAAACTGTGTTACGATTTGTTAATGGATCTCTGTAGGGAATTTGTATAGCTTCGCTTGCCCATTTCATGATACTCTTATTGTTATCACAAAAGTTCATAAAACTCCATTCCCAACTTGAACGATATGTAGGTTGCTTTGTTCCTACATATTTTTCTGGATGTTTCATTACATACTTGCCTCGAGCAAACTTTGCCATAGATTACACCAAAATGTTTCTACTTTCGTAAGTGTCTGCTACTTGGGCAATTCTGTATCCAAGTAAACTAGTTTTTTCTCTACTTGAATTTAATACTTGTGCAACTACTTGGCTTAGTTGTACTTCTGTTAATGCTTTTAATGTATCCAATAATTTAAACACACTTACATTTTCTACTCTTGCTTGATTTAGTAGTACAATAGCCGTTGATCTTGCACCGTCTTGGTCAAAGTTTCTTTTTAGAAAAAATCCAACAACAGCATCTATTTCTGCCGCAGGAAAACTAACAGCTTGTTTAAAATAGCTGTCAAAGAATAATTTAACATTAGTAGTTGAGGAAGTTTCGGTAGGTAAATTGCTTGTCATATTGGCGATGCTATTGTAGGTTGTTGTAATACAGACTGTGCCTGCGGGAATGTTATACCAGGAATGCCTCCTAATGTTTGGATAGATGCAAGGTTAGTTATGCCGGCGATTCCTGCAGGAGCAGTTACTGATGGCGTGTTCTGGTAAGCATTAACTGTCTGTATAGCATTGTTTAAAAAATTTGCCGCAGAGCTTGATAGATCTAAACTTGTTACAAAACTAGGATCAATATCGGATCTACCAACACCATATAACGGACTAGGTGCAAAATCATAATGTGATATATCAATACCCTCTGGTGGGTTTGCACCAAAAGAATCTGCACTATAGGTCACAGCTTCTGCTTTAATTTTCATGTCGTTGTCATGAGTTTTATTTGAAGAGTAATCCATTTTCCTATGGGCCCAGCTTGATATTATAGGATTTATAAGTGTATAACAAACATATTCATGACGGGCCATTTGATAAATTTTAATGTAATTAAAAAATGGAGCAGTACTATTGTTGTCTAAACCGTAAGGAGTTGTAATATAGCTACCGCTTTTTGTAGCATTTCTAGCGTAAGCTCCTTGAGATTTTGCACTTGTAGAGTCGGCAAAATAATAACTATAATAATTTTGCCACAACTGGTTTATAAGACCCATATTATCGTCATGGAACACAACAGCAAATTCGCCGATAGAGTGTGTTGATTGAATATTCTTTTTTCTATTATATTGATTTACAGTATCAACAGTTACCGTGAATGTTGGTAAATCAATACTTTTAACCATCATGTTTATTTCAGATCCGTAACGCTGTACAAGATCTGTAGTTTTTAAAGCAGTTATATTGATTCCAAATGACACGTGAAATAAGAAATCAAATTTAGGTGCTAGCCTAAACTGATCCGTATTAAACAGTTTCGCGGCATGTTCTTGATCTCGTAGTGTAACTATGGGATCGGATTTTAAAAAATTAGTTGGTGTGAACGACATACTAATATTTATTAAATTAATAAACTACGTATATAATGAATAGTCAAGAAAAAAGCCCACAAAGTGAGCTTTTTACTAGTTATTAACTGCCTAATGTATTTGAACCACGTGGTGATTGATGCTGTGTTGCAGAACCAATAGCGCCACCAGTTGTTTGAATAGCATTATCGTAACGTACAGTAAGTTCGATTACAACAGGGCCTTGCTCTTTATAATCTAAAGTTGACCAAACTGTTTTCTCTAAGTAGCAACCGTACAGAACCCAAGTTTCCAATACGCTGTTAGCACTAACTGTTGAACCGTTACTACCGTCTAACATTTCAATACGCAATGTAAACTTATAGTCACCGCCTGCTGCCGCAGTACTTTGCTCAAAGAAGTCAAACTGTCTTTGGTTTTGTTCGCCAATTAACTTAGTAACATGTCCATTTACATCGTCACGTAATTTAACAGGAATTGTTTCCCATGATGGTTTACCAGCATAGTTAATTTTACTGTTATAAATTTCAATAACTTGGTTTGCAAATGTTACACTTGGACGGCCGCAGTCTTGAACTTGTTTTGTAAGTTCTGTTGCATCACCAGTGTTAACGCCGAAATTTTCAAAAGTAAGTCTAAAACGATACTTTAATTTCGGCATCAACATGCCTTGTGCGCTTGCACTTTGGTCCGAGTTTAACGGTACTGTAAAATTTGATAGAGCCGCAATTGCCATTATATTCTCCTAATTATTTTCCAAGACCTTTAACTGCACCAGTATTTTCTAGGCGTAGTGGAATATAAATGAATTCAACTGCCTTAACTGGTTCAATTGCGATATCGACATAAAGCTCGCTTGCGTCGATTCTGCTTGGTGTGTTGTTGCTTGTATCGCACACTACTAGATAGTCATATAATGCACGCTCTGCTGTCAATGTTAACAACAATTTTTCAACTTGTTGTTTGATTTGATTACGTGTAATTGTATCGTTTGGTTCAAATATGAATGGTTTGGCCAATTGATTCAATTGATAACGTAAGTAAATTACTAAACGTGCAACGTTGATACGATCTAACGAACTTGCAATTAACTGACGTGTCTTCTGTCCATAACATACTAGACCTGTACCAGCAAGATATGTAATTGGATTTACATGGATGCTAGCTAGTGTATCGCGTTGTCCGATGTTTAAAGCTACTGTTACGAATTCGCCCGATGCGCGGTCAACATAACCTACACTACTTGCATTTGTTACTCCGCCACGACGTGCGCCAGCTGGAGCAAACCATGGATAAGAAACATTATCGCTTAGAGCAATTGTACGTAGCATAATGTGACTTGGAGGAACAACAATGTTATTTCCTTTCAGGTCAGTCGTATAACCCCATGGATAGTAAACTGCTGTGTATGCATCTGTAGCAATCAAGCCATCTTCACCGTCAACTGCGGCATTACCTGTATTATTACCCCAGTTACTTAATGTAGTAGCATCTGGTGATAAGCGAGCAGGAGTGTCTGCAACAATAAATGCTGTTAAACCGTTGTCGTTGTTTAGTCCGATCAACTCGCTAGTTGTTTCTAAATATCCTGGGCAACTTAACAAGTTGAAAATAACTGTGTCTGGTTGACGGATATGTGTATTGCCTTGAATTAATGCGTTCAATGCTTTCAACACTACTGCACGTTGAGCCTTACGTCCAAATTGACCAACACCCTTAATATCGTTAGGAGCTTCAGTTACCCAACGATCTGGATAGTAATTAGTCATTAACTGATTTTGATATAATGTGTTATATGCTTGTGTGTTTATATAATTCTTAACATATTTCTTAACATTAAATCCAGAACGACGTAAGTTCCATAACAACATACCTCTTGGATATAGTGCTGGAATAGGAGCATCAAAATCTACAAAGTTGCTGACTAGTAATTCTGGTATAGTAGCTGAGTAATCATCCACTCCGTTGTCGTTCCAACGTGCATCACCAAATACAATGCCGTTTCCTGTTAACTGATCTGTAACATCGATTGTTGTCCACTTCTTTGTCAAGTAATTGTACTTGTGGATTATTGGGAACATATCTAAATCTGCTAGATCTGTTTGAATCCATAAATCACCGTTGGCTAATGGTGTACCATCACTTTGAGTTGTTGGTCGTGTAGCACTAACAATTGGACCCATTGGATCTGTTGTTGGACCGCCTGCTTGATTCTGTACATAGTTTAGATATCCAACCCATTTAGAACCGTCGTTAATCATAATATCAACGTCAGTAATATCTGTGTTGTACCATAAAGTTCCATCTACCGGAGTAGTAGTTGGGCTTGTTACGCTTGCAGGAGCAATCGATGATCCATCCACTACTGCTGTCCATAAACTAGCAATGTAGTTGTTAGACAAACCAGTTGGGCTTGTGTAGAAATTAGTAGTACCAGTACCAGCATCATTAACAGAGAATAGTTTAGATAACGGTGTACCTGCACCGTCAACAAAACGGATGTCTCCGCCAGCTAAATGCGAAATAGTAATTGTATTTGCTGTAGTATCTAGTGATGCACTGATATTTGGATCGCTTACTGCGGCACTAAATGCTGCCAATAGTGCTTGTGCGTCTACTGTTGCATTTTGTGTAGCTGTAAATGACACAGTAACAGGGCTAGTTAATGTGCTAGAACCAGTTTGACTTTCTTGAATAGTAAAGCTATAAGTTTCGTTGTAAGTTGTACCAGTAATTGTAACTGCGGATGAAACAGTTTGACTTGTACTCACTGTGTAGCTTGTACCTGTAGTTACTGTACCAGTAGTGCCTTGGTTAATATTGTATTGACCAACACTACCTGCACCTGTAGCAATTGAAGATATATAAGATCCAGCTGTTACACCAGAACCACTTAATATCATACCAACACTAATTGTACCAGCACTTACTGCGGTAACATTCAACACGCTTAGTGTAAATGTTAAACCAGTAATAGAACCAACTGTAGTTGTAATTCCTGAACCGCCACGAGTTGCTGACAACTGGATGCTTGTACTTGTTGGGCTACCGATAATATAGTATGTACCAGCTGTAATTCCTTGGCTTGTAGTACCAGTTACAACAACTTGCATTCCTGCTGTTAATGTGTATGTAGCAAAGTTACTAATTGTAATATTACCACTTATTGAACTTGTTGCACTAGCAGACAATGTTGCGCCTGTAGTTGCAGTAAATGTTGCGCTGTTCACTGAACTAATAGTTGTACCTGCGGTTACACCAGTACCACTTAACACCATACCAGTTGCGTATGTGCCTGTTACAGTTCCAGTTGGGGTGAATACAGTACCTGCACCAGTGTTTGAACCGTTACCAATAATACCGGATGCACTAGCTGTTGCACTAGCTGTGCCTGGGAATGTACTTGCTGTTACAGGAATAGATGTAACTGCTGTTGCGCCAACACCGCCTCTTGCATAAATCTTAAAATTAGCATATGGTGATGAAAATTCGCCATCATTGTATTTTACATATAATTTACCAATTGGTAAATTGATACCGCCGCCATGTGAGTCAAGTGTTGCTAGTGCAGACTGACCATTGGCAAATAACTGAATTGGTTGTGTAACCCAGTTGTCTGTTGCGGCAAAATATTTTTTAACAAACCAGTTTGCACCTAAGTTTACATCAGTAGTCTTAACCCAGACTGATCCAGTAGGTGCACCATTTACAGTTGACACACCATTGTTATTTGTACCAAATGCAACAAAGCTATCATAAATTCCATATAGTGGAACATTATAATGCGGGCTGATTTGTAGTTGAGGAGCAAGGTATGTTCCTTGAATAATTCCCAAAGGTCCTAAATTGGATGCTGAAGTTCCAGTTAATGTACCAGATACAACAAGATTAGCACCAGTAGAATAAATTTGTAAATTACCGTTAACCACTGCGGCAGTTACACCACTAATACTTGAACCGTTAATTAAACTTGCAAATGCAGTTAGTGTGCTAGATGCACCAGTAACGGTTGTTCCGTTAATAACAAGTGTACCTGTTACAGTAGACGGTGTTAATGAAGCTGTAATTGCTGGCCAGCTTGCAGACCAGCTTGATGAACCAACTTGTACCCAAGTTCCACCGGCTGTATCTGTTTTAAACTTTTTCAACCATAAAGTGTTTAAATTTCCTGTAGAAACAACAGCATAATCACCCTGTTGTCCATAACTAGCAACAGGAGCACCTGTGCCACTATTTACTAATGCAGTATCAGTAATTACGTTGATGTTGTTTACTGTGCTTTGATTAATAAATGTTTGTCCGTTAGTTGCAGTTGCAGGAGAGCTATTCCATTGGAATACACCAAATTGTGTATCTGCAACATCAAACCATAATGTTTGATCTGCTGGAGGTGCTGTTGGTTCTGCTGTTGAACCTTCTAGTTGTTTTGTATCTAAATCGGCACGTACTACATAAGCACGATTA